AAACTTTTTCTTTTTTTTAGGTGATCCACCTTTTTTCAAACCTTGTGCTTTAAGCTTTGCAGTTGCTGCCGCCAAACCCCCACCTGCTTTTCTTTTTATATTACCGCCTACAAAAGGAAATGCTCCAAGAACTTTACCCATATCAATAGTCTTAATAGTGCTGATTACATTTCCACCTCTTTTGTTAGTTTGAAACCTTACAAAATCTTTTGCGGATTGTTCTCTTTCTTTGTTAGCCAAATCAATTCTTTTAAATTTACCCATTACTTCCTCGCTGCTCCGTATCCACGTTTAGCTAGTCTACCAGCTCTTTTAGTTTTCTTTGCTTTTTTCTTTTTGGCTTTCATCATACCGCCACCTTTTCTTCCCATTGGCGTAGGAGAAGTAGCTGGTTTCATTCTTCTAGGTAATCTTCCTAACATTTTTTGAGGGACGCCCTGAGGTTGCATTGATGTCTGAAGATCAGCAAAAATTTTCATTGCTTGTTCTTTTGTCATTCTACTTGTAGGAGGAGTAACTCCCGCATTTTTCATGATTGCTTTATCTCTAGCAGTTAGAATTGGCATTTCGTCTCTAGCTTCACTAAATTTAGCTATTAATTTTCTAAAATCTGGCTTTTCTTCTTTAGCCGTTGTCATTGTTTTTATTGCTGCAGCTTTTCTGTCATCCACCATAGTAACTCCTAATGTATCGTCGGTTTTATAAATTCTAGCATATCATAACCATTATGATTTAACAAATCTTTTGCTTCTGAAGGCTTTAAATGATCATAATAAATGACTTTTGCTACAGCCATCATTGCACCTGCCAAAAGTAAACTATCTTCTGGTGAATTGCCAGTATTTTTTGATATCATCATTAGCTTATCAAAGTAATCAGCTAGTTTTTCTTCTGCGTTTGCCATTTTTAGATATTCCTGCCTCGTTTAGAGCGATTGCTATCGCTTGTTTTCTAGATTTAACCTTTTTTTTGCTTTTGCCTATCTTTAATTTGCGCTTTTTAAATTCACGCATTACTTTTGCGACTTTTCTTTCGCTTTTTTTCACTGTTTTTGCTTAGAAAGGTTAACATTTGCACGAAGTTGCGCAATATCCTCTTGTGAATCGATACGATCTTGCGCTATTTCCTTACCAGATTGTATTCTTTCACGTTCTACATTTAATTTTTTGTCTAATTCTTCATCTTTACGTTGCATTTCCATTGCACGTAGCTGTAATTCTTGTTCTTTTAGTCTAATTAGCGGATCATCTGTGTCAGCAGACAGTGCTTCTTGCTCCTCTGTAATCATTTGTGTGGTAGTTTGATTAATTAATTCAGCAATTTCAGATTCTATTTGCGTTTGTAGCTGTTGTATTTGTGCCTGTATCTCTTGTTCTTGTTCAGGTGCCGCCATTTGCTGTATTTGAGCCTGTAATTGTTGTACTTGCTCTGCATATTTTTGTGTTACAACCTCTCTCGCCTGTAATGCTGTGTGTTCAAAGATATGTGATGATAAAATTGACATAACTACAGGGTTTGATTTTACTAATGCCGATGACATAAATGCTCTATGTGCGTTTATGTGTGCATCATGATTTTGTTGCGGAAAAGCTTTTAATGGTTTTGCTTTTAATGACATGGCATTTTCTAAACCTGGATCAGTAGGAGATGGTTGTTGTGGCGGTGGTAAAATTGCATTTACATCAGTAACACCTAAAGCTGTGTACATTCTTCTATACGCCTCGTACAAATTATGTGATCTTGGATTGCTCTGTGCTAATTGTAGTTGTGTTTGAGCCATAACTACTCTTTGTGCTACAGAAAAAATATTTGGATCTGATACTGGTAGTATGTCTACTCTGCCGTCAAAATCCTGTTGCTTAATCTGTGGTGGACCACCCTCAACTTCATATGGATACATGCTTGGTAAAAACTCTGCAAATATCTGTGATAGTAACTGAAACTCTATTTTTTGTGCATAGTGTAATCTTTTGTGTATTGCACTCATGACTTTTGTGCCACGTTCCATCATAGCCATGGTTGTTCCTACAGGTGCATTAGCTCCTAAGTTTTCACCTATTTTTTGATCGGCTACTGTTGCAAATCTTGTAGCTGTCTGCACAACAAATCCTAACAAAGAGAATAAAGTTTGACTTGGCTCTTTGTAAGGTAGAGGCAACAGACCTGCACGTAGATCACCACTTGGCGCATCGACATCTCTGAACTCACCTGGCTGTAAAGGATTGTCATCGTCACGAATACGTAATCCTCTTGCTTTAAATCCAGCAGGTAAGTTAGCTAAAGTGCCTGCATCAATAAGTTGACGTAAAGCTGCCGTAGCAGTTCTAGATAAACCACCGAGCATATGCACTAAACCAAAACCATAAAATCCTAAACCTGGTAAAAATTTAAAGTGTACGAAATACTGATCTTTTCTAAAGAGTGGATCGTTCTGTCTATAGTTTCTGTAAACAGATAAAACTTTTCCACTGCCTTCATCTATTGTTACTATGTAAGGCAACTTAATACCTGAATCATTTTCAAATCCTGGTAAATCTAAGTCAGTGTGAATTTCTAGTAATGTGTAATTATCATCTTCGTATCCTGTTTTTGAAACACCAGATAAATCTCTTTCTTTGTCAAGAACTCTATCTTCCTCTGTCGAAACCTGTAGATCTATGTCTCTGTAAAAACCAGATACAGTCATCTTTTTGACTTCATTTAAACTTCTTTTAATTATGTGTGTAACTCTTTCAGATGATTGTAGATCAGTTGCAGTGTAAGGGACAACAAGATCATCTGCAGGTACAAATTTAGAAACTGGTCTGCCTAAATTATTATCTAGATAAACTTTTTTAAATGCTGACCCTGCTAAAGGTAAATGAAAAAGCATTTGATCAAGCTCTGGATCATACTCCTCCATGACGTGCATGATCTGATAATTCATAAATTCTTGCACTCTTTCAGCCTGTTGTTGTTTTGGTAAGTCTTCTTTACCGATTATCTGAGTTCTAACAGGTCCGCCTGCAGGTAACAATTCTCTATACGCTTGCGCTTGAAACTGAGTAACAGCTTCTGCTAAAACAGGATGTGTTACACCACTTGCACCTTGAAATGGTTGAGATCTCTCATCGTACTTAAATCCTAATAAATCTAGTCCTTTCGTGTAAGTTTCTTCCCAATCTTTTCTTGAACTTTTATCGTCTTCAAATTTACCTAACAGCTCACTTGATACACTCATCAAGTCATCTTCCGTCATAAACTCTGCAAGGTTAGAGCCAAACTCTATTTGTGGTTGAGCAGGATCTTCACCTATAACAGCAGATCCATCATCCATCATTTGTACATTAGGATTGTCTTCGGGCAACAGCTCCACGTCTACAGGCGTTGCTGCATTCATGATTATATCTTCTTTTCCTATAGGTTTTTCTATTGCCATTACTTATATATCTTGAACAATTGTAACATTTGTGGAGTCAATTCGAAACCATAAATTGGCTCTGACTCAAAACTTTGCGATTGTCCTCTTTGTATTCTATACCTTCCACCTTGATTATCAACTAAATCATTTGCTATTGACTCAGCCTGTCTATATGTTTCTCCAGTTCCTACCACACCACCAGTATCTTGATCAACAATATTATACACCTCACTTCTTCTCATTTGCCCTGTGGATACATTTAAAATCTGTAATTTAGAACCGTATTCTTGTGCTATTTTATTCATAATTGATTCTGCGGCACCCGTATAATGTTTACCTGCTGCGTCTGTAGCTTCTGGGCCTCCGTAAAATTCATATGTGCCGACACCTGGAAACCTTGATGGTTCAATTGTAGCTGTCTCTTCACCTGCCTCTATTCTTCTCTTAAAGTTTTTAATTCTTAATTTTTTATCATCAGCGATTATCTCTGGTGCAGTAGATGTTGATCCCTCCTGACTATATGAGCTCGTGACTTGCTTACCTCCCATAACACCAATAAAGTTTGGTGCATTTGGATCTTTTTCTATAAACTTTCTGTAAGCCGCTTCAGCCACGGATTGTTTAAATAGTGCATCTAAATATTGAACTCTGTCTTTTAATGGCACGTCTGGATACAATTGTTCCATCAAATCCTTAGAAATGTTTTCAGCCATCTCGTCTATAATGGCCGTCTGTCTATTTTTTATTTGATCTCTATATGCGTTTATAGCTGTTGGTGTAATAGCATAAGGCGGTGTTTCAGATAAATTTTTTAGTATTTCATTAAATCTTTTTAATTCTTCAAATTGACTTTTAAGTTCTTCTTTAGTTTTACCAACTGGTCTTGCTATGCCACCTGTTTGTTTAAAATATTCTAATAGTTCTTTATCTCTTACTTGATCTAAAGGAATGTTATTTTCAGCCATAACATCTAATCGCAGTGCCAGCTCTCTTGCTTTTCTATTAGCATTCTGCATGATATCAGACTGTGCTTCATCAATAACAGTAGCTGTTACATCTAATCTTGAGGCAGGAACAAAATTGTCGAGTCTGTCTTTTTCGGTATTGTAGTCGTTTTGTAATTTTTTGATTTGATTTTGTTTTTGTTTAGCCTGCGTTAATAAAATTGTATATGCTTTGTCGGCATTTATCTTACCGCCTGTCTTTTCTACTAAACTATTTACTTGTTGTGTTACAAGTGCCGCTTGGTCAGGATCAAACTGACCATCTACTAATCTTAAATTAGTTATAGGGTCTTCAAATAGTTTTGTAATCTTATCTTCGATGTTTGTAAGTTGTGTCCTATCAGCTACTTGCGGTGGTATAATTATTTCTCCAGTTTCTTTGTTTACTGTCTGTCCTGGTAAAATAAATGCTGGTCTGTCTGTTTGTCTTGTCCAACCAATCGTATAAACACCATTTTCATCACCTACATCTCTACCAAAAGTATGAGGAGACCTACCACCAGGTATAGTGCCTGGATCACCTCGAAGAGAATCTTTCGGTAATCTTAAAACTCTTTCTCTGTAAGATCCTTCAATGTATCCGTCTTTTAATCCTGTATTGCTATAAGAAGGGCTTTTACTTACTCCTTGTCCAGCAGTTTGTACCAATTGTCCAGTTCTATCAAACTTATTTTTCGGTGCTATATTAATTTTGTCAGATCTGAAACCATAAGCATCAATGTAAATATTTCTGAGAGGTGATTGTTGTGCAATAGAAATTACATCGTCAGATAATATTGGTTGTCCTTCTTTTGCTCGTTGAATTACGTAATTAGAAACTTTCGCATCGTCTAACTCATCGACACCAACTCCCTGTCTGTTTATGTAATCGTAAAATTCTTTATCGGTTGCAAATAGTTTTGGTGCATCTCTTTTTGCTAAAGATAATTCTAGGTTCGAGAAAAATACTTCACCAGGATATGTTTCAGGAAATGCTACTCCAGGATACAAAGACTCGAGTGTAGCTTGTTGTTTCTTTGTCGGTGTTGTAATGTCTTGAACATCCATGCCTTCTCTTCTAAAAGCTGGCGGCTTACCAAACATTCTTGCAAAAAATCCAGTTGATGCTTTTACTGGTATCATGTCTCCTACTAGTCCTCCATCTGCCATAAATAACTCTTCATCTCCTGAAAAAACAGATTTTGACTTTTGTAAACTTTTATCTCCAAAAGTCATCCCTTTAATATTTGTGAGCACACCTTCATTGGCTGCAATCTCGTCTATTTGTTTGAGGTCATCAATTAAATCTGTAAGTCCTTTTACATTTTGTTGTGTTACACCTGCTTGCATTTTTTCATTTATTTGATTAATTTTTCCTTTTACATAATTTCTTACATCGTTATCTAACTGATTAGATCTCGCAGTTTGAATCATTAAGTTTTCCATATCTAAAGATGTATTAATACTATCTTCCAATGCCTTGATATGTCCAATTTGAAACTCAACCATTTGCGGATCAAAATCGCCACCAAAAACTTTTGCTATATCTTTGTATTCATCTTCAAAATTTTTCGCTATCATATTAGCTTTTTCTCTTTTTAATAAAAGCTGTGCTAGTTTATTTGCATCTATATTATTTACTTGCTGCATAATTTGAGCCTCATTCATATAATTAGCTCGCATTCTTTCGGTCGTCATTCGAAGCCAGTCTTTTGCAACCTCACCTCTAATTGGAACATCTTGTATGTTGTCTATGGCTTTATTAATTTCATTTCTTTTTGCAACAAAGTCTGCTTGTTGAGTTGGATTTAAATTAAGTTTTACTCTTTTATCCGTTCCTTTTGCACCTTTTCTTAATGAAAA